CCGCACCAGGAAAATCGCCCGCTCGGTGCGCTGCCGCGCCGCCTCATAGGCGACCGTCAATGACGCCGCCACGTTCCAGCCCATCACATAGCCGGTAGTGTCGTTGTACTTGGGCGGAATATTCAACGGTGCCGAGTCGCCGTCTTCGTCAGTGGCAAACGGGTCCAGCACTCCGCTTTGGCTTTGCCACGTCAGGACCTTTTGCGCCCAGACCTCGCCACCCATCGGCGACGAGTAGCTGATGTTGATACTCAGCGTGTCGCCGTTTTCGTGGTGCTTCTCCTTGTTCTGCCAGGAATAGGACCAGCTGGTCATCTCGGCATCGGCAGCGCCCGCGGTGTCGAAAGCGTCGGCGAAATAAACCTTGTAGCCGCCGCCGATGTCGGTCATCGGCTTCGGCCATTCCGAAATGATCCCGTCGCCGTTGAGGCAGGCGAAGGTGCGATAGCCCTCGGTGATATCGACCAGGCCGTGAGCGGTCTGCGTCCAGTTGACGGAGGCATCCATCAGGATCGCGGTGGCCGGCGGCTGCCCGATCGACATCTGCATGGCGTCATAGAAATGATCGTCACCGGTGAAGTCTTCGTTGCTGTCGCCGGCGATGATGTCGTTGGCTGTCACCACATGCGTTACCGGGTCGACATCCCAGACTTTTGCGTGCGCTTCCAGGATGGTGTTCGGGTCATCGCGATGGCTGACGTCGATAAACACCGGATCGTAGAACGGCCGATATTTCAGGGTCTCTGCCACCAACTGCACCCGCTGCTTGTAGTCGATCGGATCGGCGACCAGTTGCAGCCGGATCACCTCCTCGAAAATCTCGACCGGAGATCCCACCACGCGGCCGAAGAACAGCGGCACGATCTCGTCGCCATTGTCCCAGGCAAACCATGCCCAGTACTTTCTGCTTGGCGAGAGGATGCCAACATGCGGGTTCTGGATTTCGATCTCGAGCAGCGGCTTCTCGCCCTCGGCCAGGACGCGCTTGGCCGAGAAGATGTATTCGTCCATCCGGTGATGGGTTTCATCGAACGTGGTCTCGTCCGGTTCTACCCAGGCCCAGTAAAAAGGTCCGGCAATCGGCATGTCAGATTTCCCGCAGGCTGATCTGCCATTGGTAGTCGTGCGGGTATTCATCCATCGACTGATTGTAGTCCGTCACCATGAAGGCGATCTGCGGATAGTAATAGGTGAACCCGTCCGGCGTGGTGCGTGGCGTGGTGCCGGGGACCACGGTGCGGCCAGGCGATCCGCCGGATGTCATGTAGGCCAGTTCGCAGACGCAGTTGACCAGCACCGCCTGCCCCGGCCAGATGCCGTCGAACCGCGGCGCCTGCTGGTCTGTGCAGGAAATGGTGCTCTCGTATTTCTGCATCTGGGTCAGCCCGAGCCAGCGCAACTCGCCGTTGATGGTGCGGCGTGGCTCCGGCTTGGCCGCAGCCACCGGCGTCAGCGTCTGGGTCAGCCCGCGCGCGCTGTACAGCGGCACGCCGATCGTGGACATGACCAGCAGCGTGTAATTGTTATCGGCCCCGATCGTCATCCGATGAAGCCCGGTTTCTTGCCCGTCGAGGTCATCCTTTTTGTCACCGCCAGCCGCGACAATTGCTCGACCGCGCTCGATGACGCCATCAGCCGCGCCGTGCCGTGATCGGTGCGTAGGTCCACGGTGCCCAAATGCTGCATGCCGCCGACCATGCCGCCATCCGCGAACCGCGGTAGCTGCGGCACCACGCCGCCAAGCGCAAACCTTCCCATGCCGTCCATCACGCCGCGCAGGTTGCCACCAGTCCGCCGCAGCGCCTCCAGCAGCGCCAGCACGCCGGGTTGCCGCACCGCCCGCGCTGGCATGATGTGCTCGCCGCGGGATACCCAGGCGAGATTGCTGTCCGAGGTGCCGGTGCCGCGCCCGCCGACCGTGCCGCCATGCGCAAAGCCCGGAGCGTCCGGAGCAGCGTTTGGACTTTGGCTGCGCAGCCCCATGAACTTCAGTAGCGCATCGTAGGCCCTTTCGATCGATGCTGTGATCGCATTCCATGCATCAAGGCCGGATGCCTTGACGCTGTCCCATGCCGCGCCGCCGAGCAAGTTCTGCTTGAACCGTTCCCATGCCGAGTCCATCTGGGTGGCGGCTTGCACAGAAGCATTGGCGGCGTTGGCCGCCTCCTGCGTGATCGTGCCGAGCCTTTCCTTGAACTGGTCCTCGGTGATGATGCCGTTGCGCAGTGCCTGCACCAGGCCGACGCCGGCATCCTTGAATGCGTCGATCGCCAATGCAGAGCGGGTAGCCCCGTCCGGCATCTGCCGCAGCGACTCCACGAATGCCGCCGTTCCCTGTGTCGCATCGCCGGCCAGGGTGATGAAATCCGCGAGTGTCCGGGCCGGTAGCTGAAGGGTCACGCCGAGTTCCGTCAGCGCCTTGCGCGCCGCGTCCGCAGCCGGTCCGACGCCCTGCGCCGCCTCCACCAGCAAATTAAGCTGGGCCGTGCCGATGCCGCCGTACCCGCGTGTGGCGGCCTCCTGCAATTGCTTGAATGCCGTGGTGACGGCCTCAATCTTGGCCTTCTCCGCTGCCGAGGCAATCCCCTGCAATGCCTGCTCGACCCCCTGGGCCGAAAGGCCCATCTTCTCGAAACCCTGGCGCAACTGGTCGAATTTCTCGATCGACATGCCGGCCTTGATCGCGGCGGTGTCGACCGCGCGGATGGCCGCTTCCGCCTCGTTCATGGCGCTGACGACCTTGGTGCCGATGGCCGCGGCTGCAATCCCGATCGGGCCGAGCACGCGGGCTAACCCCATGGCCCCCCTGGCCAGGCCAGCAAAGCCGGTCTCGATCGATTGGACGACGTCGGCTATCTGTTGGAATCGGGTGGCGGTTGCGACCGCGCCGGAAATCTTGTCGAACGCCTCCTTGCCGACGATGCCCATCTCCTTGAGCTTCGCCGTCACCTCTTCCGGCTTCAGGTTTTTGAACCCGCCGGCCTTCCGCGCCGCATCGGCGATGTCCCCAAACGCCTTCTGGCCGGCCGCACCGATGTCGGCGAGCTGCCGTTCGATCTCCTCGCCGCCAGCGAGTTTAATTGTGATCGAGAGTTTCTCGGCCATCTAGTCGTCCTTGAAATGCTTGATGAACAACTGCGCCATCCGCTTGACGTTTTCCTTGACGATCTCGGTGATGTGAAAGCGCTTCTTGATGGTCACGCTGGGCACTCCGACATAGAGCGGCTTGCGGTGACGGTCGGGATCGCCCTTGTCGAACAGCATCGGACGGCCGTTGATGGTGGCCGAGACCAGCTTTTTGCCGGACTTACTCGGCGCCGGCCCGCCCGGCGTGGTCGGTATCCACAGCAGCGGCTTGCCCGAGATCACTGCGCCGTGTTCGAACACCGCGGCGATGCCATAGCGGTGATAGATCGTTGCCTGCGCGTTGAGCGAAGGCGTGTTGCCTTCCTTGGCGCCCTTGGTGCGATACTTCAACCCCTCCTGCCAGGCGGTGCCGAACCGGCCGGCGGCGGCGATGTCCCTGCGGCCTTCCTGCACCGAATTGGCGGCGGTCTCGCGCAACGCCGCCACCGCGGCCTCGGCCACCGGCTTCTGCTTGTCGCGGATCGCCTGCAACCAGGCCGGGATGTCGGCGGTCGCCTTGAATTCAGCCATTCAGTTCTCTAAGCACCTTCTCGATAGCCTTCTGGTCGCCCTGCGCGCCAACGGCCGCCACCACCAGTGCGTCGGCTCGCTCGCTGCGGTCCAGGCGTTCGGAAAATTCCAGGTAGGCCGCGATCTGCCGCGGCGTCAGCGTCATTGCATGATCGGGCGGGAAGCCTCGTCTGACGAGGGCGGTGATGGCGATTGCGATGTCTTCAAGCGCACCCGCACGGGTTGCTTTGGCTTTTCGTCCGCCGCCCCGCTCATGAGGCTTGCGATTGCCTCCATGACGGGGCCGAGTCCGTTTGGGAATGTCAGCCTGTAGATCGACGTCACCAGTTTCATCTGGTCTTCCGGCAGCAGCGCGCTGGCGATCGCTTCGGCTTTCTCGTCGCCGAGATGGCCGCAGCCGGCGGCAATGACAGGACCGATCGCAGTGCCGAACTGCGCAATCAGCCTTGAGGCGGTGCCGGCGTCGGTGCCGCCGAGCAGCATCACCATGCCAGGAAACCGCGCCGCAATGGCGGCGATCGCGTTGCCGTTCAGGCCGCGCACGGTAAGTCGCTGGCCGCCGGAAATCCTGACTGCCTCGACGGCCGTCGTCGGCGCAATGTCCAGAAGATCAGCCATTACGGAGTCACCACTTCATCGCGGACAGTCCAGACTCCGAACGCACCATCCTCGTCCTTCTGCACCTCGGCCTCGATCGTGAGCACCGAAAAGTTGTCCTCGTCGGTGATGAATGAGAAATCGCCTGAGGGCACGAAGGAAACCGTGGCCTGGAAGTCCACCTGCTGGCCGATGTCGTTGGTCCCGACAACCTTGATTTCGCCGGTAAACTCGGTCTTGGTCAGGCCGCTCAGGACCGCGCTTCCTGGCGTCGTGGTGTCTATTTCGGCGAGCGCAAACATGGCGAGGTTCTCGCCGGTGATCTCGTCGAGCGTGAAGGTGACGGTGGCGCCGACCGTGGTCACCGCGGTGAAGTCCTTGGTCTTGACGCCCTCGCGCGACGAGAAATGTTCAAGCTTCTCGATCGTCGGCGCGTAGACAAATGACGGTGCGTTACCGAGATCGACAAACGTCGATCCCCCGCTTTCCTGGAAACTGACGATGCCCTTTCCGATATGGTAGTTCTGGACGCTTGGCGACACAGGCATGGTGGTGATCTCCCTTTAGAGGTCGTCGGGTTTCAGCGGATACTTGAACGAAAATCGCATTTGCAGCGCGCCGTATTGCTTCTCCTGCCAGCCAAACACGGTCGTGCATCCGAGATAGCTGATCTTGCCGTTGCTGCCGGTCTTGGCCTTGAGAGTGGGGTCGTCCAGAACCAGTTTCATCAACTCGCGCCGGAACGTGGTGAGATCGGAGCCAATCGCGCTGGACTGCTCCATAATCTGGATTTCCGGTGTCATCTCCACCAGCAGCGGCCGGTTCGAGGGGCGCGATCCATCGTTGCCAGCCACAACATCCTCGTCGCCGTCGAGCACCAGCGCCGCTGGCATCTGGTCGTCGGTGATGTCGACGTTGTTGCGATGAACCGTGTGTATGTTCGGCACGGTTGCCATCACCTCGACGAGCCGCGCCAGGATGTCCTCGCGGATGTCAGCCATCGATCTCTTTCAGCAGGAACCTCACCTCGCCCTGGTCCTCGCCGTTGGGGCTGCCGCGCAGTTCATAGGACCGCACCTTCCAGGACCGGCCGTTGAAGGCCAGAACCGCGTCCATCCAGTCGTCCTGGATAATGCCGGCCGCCACCAGTTCCGGAATGCGTGCGAACGCACCCGGTCCCATGCCGCGCACGTCGGCAAACGACCCGGCCGGCAACTGCTTTGGCCTGGTGTCGTCGATCACGGTCAGCGACACTGCGCCCAGCGTGGCCGGCACGCCGATCTCGGCATAGACCGGGTCATAAAGCAGCGAACTGTAATCAAGCGACATGCAGCCGCCTGTAAGGTCGGATCAGGTCGATTACCGGCGCCGACAGGAACCCCGGCGATGCCGACGACGTGCTTGATGTGAAGTAACTGATCCTGGTGTCGCCGTGCTGCACCTCGCGGATTGACGGATCGCGGCTGCCGACCGTGCGGCCTTCGTGGATAGACTCGATCAGTGCCTTCTGCAATCGCGCCGGCGCTGCTTCCGGCAGATCGTAGCCGCCGGAATAGTTGACCGACACCGGGCCGGTCCAGTAGCCGGTTGCATGCCACAGCCTGCCCGTGGCCGGATCAAAATCATATTCGGCGCCCGTGGAAATCTCGATCACCTCGGCCACCGGATAGAGCGACAGCACCAGCGCCTGCCGGTTCGGCATGATCTCGCCGCGGTCGAACGTGAACGTCTCCAGCGCCTCGGCCAGCCCAAACCGGCGATCGCAATACTCTGCAATGATGCGTGACTGAAAGGTGATCATCGCTTGCAACTGCACGTCCTCGGCGGTGCCCTCGATGCCGAGCGCCAGCTTCAGGTCGTCGAGCGAGATCAGGTCCGGCCCGGCGCTGGCCGGATCTTCGGCGATGATTTCAAGGACCGAATGCATTACCGAAACCTCACCGGCTCGGGTTGCCGCTTCTCTTCCGTGCGCATGTCCTTGCCGTCGTTGCCGCGCTTGACTGCCAGACGCCACTGATCGCTTTTGCCAGGCCGCTCTGATGTCCCGGCCTGCGCGATGAACAGCGAGCCGCCATGACTGACGGCATCGCCGGCGACGTAGGCCGCGCCCTCTTTCCACACCCCGGCATCGATCACGACGGCGGTTTTTATTTCATGCACCGTATCGCCGAGCGCCCATCGCAATGTGCGGCCCCCGTCGGGCGAGGTAATCGCCGCGGCTTTGATCGTGCGCTCAAACCGCTCGTCAATGTATTGCTGCAACAGCGCCAGGTCGCCGGCGTTGCGGCCGGTCTCGCCCTTCTGGCCGCGCTCGCCCCTGTCGCCGGACGGACCGGCGGGACCGCGCGCGCCTGCCGGTCCAGGCGTTCGGGCAAGCGTGCGAATTTCGGCCAGGCAGTGCTGGGCCAGCGCCAGTGCGGCGCCGAGCCCTTCCGCCCATGTGTATTGCGGTCCGGGAACGCTCATGTCCCTTCCCCCTATGCCGCCAGCAGGAACGTCACGGCGGCAGCGTCGTCATCGGTTTGCCGCCCGACAGCGGCGCCCTCTAGTTTCATGATCATGCCGAAACCTCTTGCTTGTGCGCCGGCCTGGCCGGATGCCGCCGCCCTGATTTCCAACTGTGCCCGCGAACTGCCGGCGGCGCCGATCGCCGCCGTTGCCTGGCCTGCGAAGCGTGGCAGCAGGCCCAGGCCAACCCCGGCGCTGCCGACACTGACGACGCCATGGGCCTCGCCCTCGATCGGCGGCAGAATTCCGTAACCAACACCCTCGACCGGATAGGGCCGCGGCGGCTCGGCGTAGCCACCGCCGCCAGCAAAGACCGGCGGCTCAACCTCGCCGGCTACGGTCGCCAGCGCCGAGATCGTATCGTTAGCTTCGGTGACGTTGAGTTCGCCGGTGACTACGGCCCCATCAGATACAATTCCCGCCGCAGACAGTGTATCGTTGTCTTCGGTGACGTTGAGCGCGCCAGTAACCGATACGGTCGCCGCCGCCGATAGTGTATCATTGGCTTCAGTAACGCTTAACGTACCGCTGACAGTAACCGTGCCTGCCGCCGAGACCGTGTCATCGACTTCGGTGACATTCAGCGCGCCGGTGATCGTGGCTACAGCTTCAACTGTTCCCGTTGCCGATAGTGTGTCATTGGCTTCGGTGACGCTTAACGCACCGCCAAGCGATGAGCTCGCCGTTGCAGAAAGTATGTCGCTGGCTTCGGTGACGTTGAGCGTACCTCCGACACGAACCGTTGCCGCCGATGAAAGCGTATCGTTTGCTTCGGTCTGGCTGAGTGTACCCCTGACGGTTACAGTCGCTGCCGACGCAAGTGTGTCATTGGCCTCAGTAACACCGAGCGCGCCGCCAATAACAGCGCCACCTGCTGCCGATATGGTGTCGTTGGCTTCGGTGACGCTTAACGTGCCACTGGCGGTTACAGTAGCCGCCGCAGCGATCGTATCGTTGACTTCAGTGACGTTCAGAGTTCCAGTGACCGCCGCCCCAGCTTCAACAACCGTTCCAGCCGCGGATATTGTATCCGCCACTTCGTTGACGAAGAGTGTGCCGGTGATAACTGTGCGAACCGTGGATTCGTTGTATTTTAGTACCGAGTTATCATTGACCAGATAAGGCACGACAACGTTGCTGCCGCGCTGATAGACCAGCTGGTTTTTGGAAACATTGGCAGCAGCCGCAGCAACAGTGCCGGTAAAGACATTGGTACCACTGCCGAATGTCGCGCCGTTGTCGGTCGAGCTTTTGACGTAAAGGTCGCCGTCCGCGCTGTTTTGATAAAGTGCATAAACCGTCGTGCCGTCGTCGGTAGCGCGAACCGGCGTACCGGTCACCATGCTGGCCGCCGTGACGGTCGGATTGTCGGCACTCGCCCAGCGGATGGTTTGCGCTGCCGTGTAGCCTACATGCCGGATCGTGCCTGCGTCGTTATAACTGCACGCATCCTGCACCGCAGTTGTTGCACCCGTCGATGCCGCAGTGCCGAGCACATTGGCACTGGTGAGATGCCGCTGCATCGTATTGGTGCCGTTGAAGAACAGCAGATGCACGCGATCGGATGCGCCGAGCACCGCAATCGGCGACGTGCTTTCCGTCGCCGTGTTGGGGTCAACTTGTGTTTGTGTGCTGTAAGTATTGAGCCCGGTTCGCTCGCGATAATACAACCGCGCCCGTGGGGTGCCGGATGTGTTGGTTTGCAAGCCGTTATAGAAGATGACGGGAAAGCCGCTCGTCGCACGAACGACAATCGAAGCACCCCAGCCCGAAGTGGACTGCCCGGTGATCGCCGCCGCCGCCGCCACCGTTTCGATCGAGGCGAGAAACGTGTTGATCGACGCATCAAATGACAGATACTTCGTCGCCACAGATGAAGACAGGGTGCCATCCTGCACGACCATGTGAATGACGTTGCCGACCTGATACGCGCCGAGATTTAGTATTGCGGTGGTAAAGCCGGTCTTGGTGGCGATGCTACTCCACACAGGATCAGAAGAGGCGGATCCTGATACAATTAAATCTCGATCCGCGGTGCCGGTAGCAGTCCAACCACTCAAAGTGCCATACGAACCACCGCCTTGAGCCGCATCAATATCTGAGGCAGAACCATACAATCTATAAAAATTATTGACATCAATAGCGCCGTTTCGACTGGCAACGACAGCATATCTAGTGCTTGGACTAACTGTAATCGGAGTCGCGAACGTGAACGTAACGCTGCCCGTGCTGGTTGATATACTCGTTCCCGGCAACACGACCGAGACGCCAAGTGGCGATCCAGTTGGTCTACCTGTACCGGTATCGTACAGATAGATGTCAACAACCATATCATCGACTGGCGCACCTCCTTTATTGATTCGCAACGTAACTGACGTAATGGATTGGTCAGAAGCGCCCGTCGTAAATGTTTGATACAGGCGGCTTAAATTATTGGAATGTCCGAACGGCAAACCGTTAGTTTGACCAGCAACGATTGTATAAACCACAGAATATGGGAATTGAGCCTTATACGCTTGCAGCGTGGTCGCCGTGGTGCCGTCGCGACCAAAGAAATAATAGGCGTCGGTGCCGCCAACCGTACACTTGAACGGCCCAACGGGTGCTACCGCCGTCGAGATGCCGGTGATGGTGACGGGAAGGGCCATTTATGCGTTTCCGACAGTGACCGTAAAGCTGGTTACCGTGACCGTCTGCCCAGACGAGATGCTGGTGTTGTTCAGCACCAGATCGGTGGTGCAGTTGCCTTGCACATGGCAAACCGATGAACCGTCATAGATCCTGAAACAGGCGGCGAGGCCGGTGCCGCTCGCGGCCACGGTCCAGCTTCCCGAGATTGTGGTAACGCCCGCCGAACTGGTCAGGAATGTTGACGGAAGCACGATCGTCGCAAGCAGACCCGCAGGATCGGCCGCCGCACAGTTGGCCGGCTCGGCGCCGCTGAAGATTTTCAGCGAGCCGCTGCCGCCGACCGAAGTCTGGATCTGCGAAGCCTGGTTGTTTCGCAGCGTGGCGCCATACCTGAAAGTCATCTCTCTCCCCCAAACGTCAGCCGGAAAGAAGTCAGCCGAACCGGCCCGCCGCGGAAAATCCTGGTGGTGTTGAGCTGGATCACGGCGTCGGAATTCTGGTCGCCGACGTCACAATGAAACACCTCGCCGCCGTCGCTTGCCAGCACGCGCGCGTTGGCGGCGTTGCCTTGCGCCAGTGCGGCGTCCTCTTCGCTGATCCGGTTGAACACCACTTCGCCACCAGCCGCCTGTTCGGTCGCCGGATCGGACAGCTTCAGCACGGCGAGCCTGCGGCTATCGTCCGACAGCAGTTCGATCGAGCCGCCATCCAGCAGGCCGGCCAGAGTATCCAGCAGGGCATTGCTGGCGGTTTCCGACAGCGTGACGATCACGGCTGCGGCGCCTCTTCGTAGATCGGCGTCAGGTTGCCGTCGTCGTCGCGCTCGATGCGGACAACCTTTGGCGGCGTCGCATGGTGTTCGATCAACTGCGGCGCCTCATGCAACGCCCGCACCGCGCGCGAGACCTCGGCTGCGAGATCGGGCGGTAGCATGGCGGCGCCGGGATCTATCCCGGCCACGGTTTCGGCAATGCACTCGCGCACGAACGGCACCAGCCCCTCGGCCAGCGCTGTGATCTGTTGGTCGTTCACGATCTTGCCCTCACGGCTTTCAGTGCCACGTTGAACCGCCTGGCGATCGCGGCCGGCTTCTCTTCCTCGTCGTCCGGCTCGTCGTCATTGGCCGGCGCAGGCGGCGCCGCTGGCGTGGCCGGCTTGAACGGATCCTCCTGCGCATCGCGCTTCGCCAGCGCTTCCAGCGAATAATTCTGCTGTTGCAGGTATGGCGACTCGCCGCCCTTGGCCGGCTTCAGATCGAGTTTGGCCCGGCCTTCGTTCGGCGCCATTACGCCGGCGCCGACCGCCTGCTGGATCGCGGTGATTTGCGTCACGCTGTCCATCCGCAGCAAATTGTCGGTATCGAACTCGGTGCCGAGACCGACGCCCCAGCCGATGCCGAGCGCGTGGTCAAGTAGTTCCTCGATTTCCTCGATATGGCTTTGCAGTGCCTGGGAATAGTACTCGACGTTGAGCGCCTGCACGTTGTTGTAGCTAGGCAACGCGCCGACGCCGACCTTGTAGGGCGGGACATGGTAGACGCTGCACACCACCTCGGCCGACCATTTCAGGTTCTCGACCATCTGCACCTCGACATTTGTCATCGGCAGACGTTCGTATTTCAGGCCGCTGTCCATGATGGCAACGCGGCCGAGGTTAAGCCTCGAATAGTTTGCTTCCCATTGCGACTTGACCCGATCCATCTGTTCCGGAGACATGGCGCCAGGCGAGGTGAGGATGCCACCCGGCGTCGAGGAATTCTCGAACAGCAGCGCCGATGCCCGCTGCGCGTTCAGGCCCTGCAACGAAGCCAGCCCCGAGGCGAACACCGGCGGAATGCCGACCAAAGGATGGAACAGGCAGTTCATGCGGTCGTGGATGATCTCGCGCGCCGGAACCACGATATCACCGTCGTCTATCCCCGCCAGGTCGTAGCTGTGCAGCCGGTAGAATACCGCGCCATCGTCGCCGACCAAGGGCTGCACCCGCGTCGGGTCAAGCACATGCAGCGCGGTGACGACGTTGCGGTTGTCGCGGACTTTCAGAACATAGGTATTGCCGCGGGACAGTTTCGAGATCAGCCACGCTTCCCAGAATTGGTTATGGGTCTGGTAATCGTTCGGGCGGCGCAGCACCGGGCTAAATGCCGGGTTGGCAACCTCGGACCAGATGTTGTCGCTGTCCTTCTCGACCAGTGTTAACCGCAGCTTGGCGATGTCCCTGGCGATAAGGGTCTTGCAGGCAAAATCGGCGTGAAACGACGACGCGGTGTCGACGTTGATCTCCATGTTGCGCTGCCATGCGCCGGTGAACGGCTCGCGGACGATCGGCCACCAGCCATTGCTGGTCGACGACCATGCCTGCGGCCCCGGCGC